TGTGAGTATTCCATTCATCTCGTGCTTTGGCAGCTATATACCAGACGACATGAATGGAATACTCACAAAGATTGGTGAGATTGGTACAATGTCAAAGGTCGGAGGCGGCACATCAGCTTACTTCGGCGACGTACGCGGTCGTGGAGCGCCAATCTCTTCTGGCGGTGCGGCTACTGGAGTGCATCATCAGCTTACAGTATTTGATTCGCTTATAAACTATGTGTCACAGGGCAACGTTCGTCGTGGCTCTTTTGCTGCTTATCTGCCTATCGATCATCCTGATATTGAAGAGTTTCTTAAAATTCGTTCTGAAGGCAACGCGATTCAAGACCTGTCAATTGGCGTATGCGTGTCAGACGAATGGATGAAGAGCATGATTGCTGGTGACAAAGACAAGCGTAAGGTTTGGAGCACTGTTATCAAGAAGCGGTTTGAGTCTGGCTACCCTTATATCTTTTTCTCTGACAACGTCAACAACGGCGCCCCTCAGATGTACAAAGACAAGGGACTCAAGATTCATGCAAGCAACCTTTGCACTGAAATCTTTTTGTCCACATCTGAAGATGAAAGTTTTGTATGTGACCTGTCTTCTCTTAACCTTGAAAAGTGGGATGAGATTGCTGAGACTGATGCAGTAGAGACGCTTGTCTATTTTCTCGATGCAGTAATGTCTGAGTTTATCTTAAAGACTGGATTGCCTGGCAACGAGTTTATGAAGGCGCCTCGTAAGTTTGCTATCAATCAACGTGCACTCGGAGTCGGCGTGCTTGGTTGGCACTCGCTTCTGCAATCAAAGATGGTGCCGTTTGAATCGATGGAAGCAAAGATGATGAACAATCAGATTTGGAGCACTATTCGTGCCAAGGCTGATGCAGCTACCTCAGAGCTTGCTAAGATTTTTGGAGAACCGTCTATGCTTGAAGGCTATGGTCGTCGCAACTCTACAACACTCGCTATCGCTCCTACTACAAGCAGCTCCTTTATTCTAGGACAGGTATCGCCGAGTATCGAGCCGCTAAACAGCAACTATTTTGTCAAAGATCTTGCAAAAGGCAAGTTTACCTATCGCAACCCGTATCTCGAAAAGCTACTCAAAGAAAAAGGTAAAAACGATCAAGACACATGGAAAAACGTGCTGTCTCATGGCGGCTCTGTGCAGCATCTTGATTTTCTATCACAGGAAGAAAAGGATGTGTTTAAAACGTTTGGTGAAATTTCTCAAAAGGAAATTGTCATTCAAGCGGCTCAGCGCCAAAAGTATATTGATCAAGGTCAGTCACTTAACTTGATGATTGCGCCTACAGCAAAGCCAAAAGAAGTCAATGAACTGCTTATGTTTGCATGGGAGCAAGGCATAAAGTCACTCTATTATCAACGCAGTGCAAATCCCGCACAGGAGCTTGCACGCTCAATCTTAACCTGCAGCACGTGTGAGGGGTAAAGAGTATATAAAACTGTCTCCGTTCTGGTATGCTGTTGGTATGTTTATAGTCATACCATTCGCAGCAATACTAATGTCAGTTGCTGCAATCCTTTTGCTGATATTTTGGCCAATTATACCACTGTTTAGTTATTTTGAAAGAAAACAAGACAAAAATTTTAACGAATAAATAACATTATTCATGATAGAAAACAATCGATGCCCCAAATGTAAATACGTCTATGAAGTCTCTTGGGACGATGAAGATGACAAGTATTATTGCGATGACGAAGAAGATTTTGAAGATCTAGAGCGTGAAGAACTCTATCCAGAATATTGTCCGTTTTGTGGAACATATCGCATCTATGGCACAGAAGACGACTCTCGTGACGACGAGCTTTGATATATAGATTATGACATGGCTGTACAATGAAGTTCCATTTACTCGTGAACTTGCTCAAGAAAAGATTGACGAAGGATATATCGGGTTTGTGTATGAAATTACTGACAGTTTAAACGGCAAAAAATATATTGGCAAAAAGTTGCTGTCTAGCACACGAAAGCTAGCTCCGCTAAAAGGCAAAACCCGCAAAAGAAAAAAGTGCGTGCAGAGTGACTGGGAAAAATACTATGGCAGCAGTGAAACCGTAAAGGCTCTAGTAGAGTCACGACAGTCAGACTTTATTCGTCGAATAATATATCTCTGCAAATCTAAAGGCGAACTATCCTATATGGAGGCGAAAGAACAATTTGACCGCGAAGTACTGTTGACTGATGACTTTTACAACGAATTTATTGGTGTAAAGATACACAGCGCCCACGTAAAAAGTTTATGGAAAAAGTAGTGTACATTTGAGTCACTACAGTATATAATTATATCATGATACTAATTGACTATTCTGGAATCGCAATCTCTGCCATATTTTCCCAATCTCGTCCTGGGAAAATTACAGAAGACTTTATGCGGCATATTATCTTAAACTCATTGAGAATGTATAATCTCAAATATCGAGACAAGTATGGCCGTATGATTCTTGCCTGCGACGGCGGCAGCTGGCGTAAAGACTACTACCCACAATATAAGGCTGGCCGTAAGAAAAGCCGAGAGTCTTCTGACCTTGATTGGAAAGAAATTTTTTCTATTATAAACAAGATACGCGATGAAATCGCAGAGCATCTGCCATATCCAGTCGTGACTGTGCAAGGCGCTGAAGCAGATGACGTCATAGGCACACTAGTCGAGTCTACTCAAGAATTTGGTCAGCATGAGCCTGTAATGATCATTAGCGCTGATAAAGACTTTATTCAACTACAAAAGTATGACAACGTCTCCCAGTACAGCCCTATGACTAAAAAGATGTTGAGTGATAAAAACCCAGCCAACTATCTCTATGAGCATATCTTTCGTGGCGACAGCGGCGATGGCATTCCAAACGTGTTATCAAGTGATACAGTATTTGTTGATGGCAGTCGCCAAACCCCTCTTAGCTCAACAAAAATGGCGGCATGGATCGCAGCTGCGCATGAAGGTAAACTACAAAGCGTACTTCCAGAAGCGGTCTATCGTAACTATGTTCGCAACAGCACTGTAATTGATCTTAGTAAAACTCCAGAAGCTGTAAAGGCTGCAATCTTGTCTGCCTATTCTGAATGCCCTACAGTCGGCAACTCTAAGATACTAAACTATCTTATCTCGAAGCGGTGCAACATGCTTGTATCTTGTGCCGAAGAATTTTTTACACATAAATAAAACATACGTTATGAGACCTCAGACTGCATCAAACAACAGAGCAAAGCATCCATTTGAAATTTTTGAGAGCGTACAAGGCGCTGACAAAGTTGCAGATCGGGTACGCATCCTTCAAGAAAACGAGTCGTATGAACTAAAGACTATACTTCAAGTTGCATTTAGAGCTGATATAAAATTTGATCTGCCGCCTGGCGCTCCTCCATACACTCCAAGTCCAAACCCGGCCGGAATGCGCTTTTCTCCGTTAAGAAAACAAATTGACGTATTGCCGCGTCTTGTCGTTGGAAGTAATAATTACAATAGGATTAAAAAGGAAATGGCTTTTATAAAGCTACTTGAAAATGTACATGAATCTGATGCAGAAATTTTGATCGCTATGAAAGATAAAAAGTTGCATAAAAAATATACACTGCTTACGGCATCTGTTGTAAAAAAAGCTTTTCCAAATTTAGGAATAGAATAATATGACATACACATATAACTGCGCTGCGTGTGACCATACATGGGACGCTAGTCTACCAATGGATATGCGTGACGCGCCATTAAATGAAGGTTGCCCACAATGCGCAGCTATGGGTCATATAAAACGAATAATATCTTCGCCAGGCATATCATATGACGGTGGCAAGACTATTCTTCAGCGAGCAGGATCAGGATGGAACGACGTGCTAAACAAAGTAAAAAAAGCAAGTGGGAGACACACAAAAATAGAAACCCGTTGAGATATGGGACGCAGTAGAAAAAATAGAGACAATAAAAAAAGACAAAGTTATTATGATGACAATCATGATGACCGTTCACGAAACAAAAAGTATAAAAAGAATCGCTTTGATGACAATCGAAGAGACAAGGAAATACAGCAAAAGATGTTTGTTGACTGGGATACTCTCTAATGAATCGAAAAAAATTTATTCACTCTCCTCTAGATCTTGGTTATAGAGATCTAGAAGCAAACACAACAGTGTCTGGTCGTTTCTACACGACTCCTAGTGGTAAAGCCTATCCTAGTATTACTACTGTCTTGGGCATTCGCAATAAGGGAGCGCTTCAAGAATGGAGAGCACGAGTCGGTGAAGTTGAAGCGGCGAGGGTGTCACGTCACGCAAGCACGCGCGGTACCGCTTTACATACCGCAGTTGAACGCTACATCGACAACGAAGAACACTATTTTGCTGAAGGAGAGATGCCTCATGTAAAAGACATGTTTAACTCTATAAAACCAGTCTTAGACAGTCGTATCGATAACGTGCGTCTTCAAGAGGCTCCACTCTATTCAGAGCATCTTGGCCTCGCTGGTCGAGTTGACCTCATTGCAGAATTTGACGGCCGTCTTAGTATTATTGACTTTAAGACAAGCTCTCGAGTTAAAAATGAAGACGAGATTGACAGTTATTTTATACAGATGGCGGCATACGCTATTATGTGTGAAGAGCGCACTGACACCCCAGTAAGTCAAGGAGTAATTGTTATGGCAGTAGAAAACCACGCAAAGCCGTTGGTCTTTGTACAAAAACGAGATCGCTGGACAGAAGAACTTTTTAAGACTATAAATGAATATAACACCAAAAAACTATTCGGTCATGCATAAACAAAACATACAAAACAAGGGCTTACTAGACATCTTAAAGGGCGGCGCAAATGATTGCTTCTCAAGCGACTATGGTGCAATCAAAGAATATTACCTTTCTGAAGAGATTGGCGACGCAAGTGACTATATACAGTGGTTTCACGACATACGCAACAGCCGACCAAGCGACGTTGTAAAGATTCACATCAACTGCCCAGGCGGCAACTTGTTTACTACTATTCAGTTTATGCAGGCACTCTCAGAAACTGAAGCTCATATTATGGTGAGTGTTGAAGGCGCATGCATGAGCGCAGCAACCCTTATCTTTTTGATGGCTGACGAGTATATGATAACAGACCACAGTATGTTCTTGTTTCATAACTACAGTGCAGGAACCGCTGGTAAAGGCGGCGAAATGTA